AATAAAAACTCGACTAAATGAAAAGAAATTACCGTTTCTTTTGCTATTTCTGTTGTTATTAAAGCTGGTAGATTTCTTGACATACTCTGATAGCTAGAATGCTCTCCACTAAGTTATTTTTAAATATACTATAGATACTATAGTTAAAATTTTAATAGCCTGAAATAGCTCTGAGTAGCTAGAGTACTTCAACGAATGACACTTCAAACGTGTATAATAGTGGATTTCTAGCCCCATACTTCTGAACGTTCCCTGTTTGCATCACATTAAAAGGTACATTGTTAATAGTTATACCTTCATTATCCGCAGGACTTTCTTGTAGTGCTGGACTAATAGCCAATGTAGCCAAACCTGTACCATCAGATGTAGCGTCGGCTGTCATCATATAAACTTTAGAATGTCCTGCAAATCTAAGTATATCACCTGCTTTTAACACGGTCTCATTATTGGCCCACCCTTTAGTATTAATACTCTTACCGACTTGACTAGCTAAATCAACCAGCGGTGTTCCGTTACCTGAGCCTTGAGGGGTTGCCAAATCAGGAGCTACAAAGTTAAATGAGCCATACTGGCCTTCTTGGTCCATTAAAAAAGCGTACACTGGCATAAACTGCTGACGAGTTAAACTACTATATGTCCCTCGTAAAATCCAACGATGCGCACCAGTTTGACGCACATTTCGTTTACCCGATTGTGTAATACTGACAAAAACCTGAAAATTAGATTCTAAATCAACGCTAGAAAATCTAGGTGTTGATGGATACGTACCGCTCATTTCAAAGGCCCGCCATTATTACCGCGTTCAGTATATGCTGATTGTACCATACTTATAATGTTGCCTTTTTGTGAATTAAGTACTCTATTAACACTAGCGCCATCCATAGCTTCTATCCTAAAATTAATATTCGTCACTCCACCGGAATCTACTGATCTTGGATCACCATTAATTGATTGGGTAAACACAGCGTCTGAAGCAGGTTGTACCGGCGTTGGAGTTGATATACTCGGAGTACTACCGGAACTACCTGCTGGGATTGAGGCCGACCCACTACCACCCCCACCGAAGCTAGATGAGCGAATTTGTTGAATATTCGCCAGACCTGATGCTAGTGTAATACCTGCAGGTATGACGCCCCATGGAAAACCACCACCTCGTGCAAAGGACGTCATCACGGCTGCAGGCAATTCCATAACGGCTTGTGCTATTCTAGCCTTTTTGTTAATTTCGAATAATTTCTTATTACTACCTGCAACGGCGCTTGTAGTTTTTACTATATCACTTAATACTGAGTCAACTCGCTGTTTACTAGTCTGATTATCAAATTCTTTAGTAGTTAAAGCAAATTGAGCACGAATATCCCCCATTTTAGCTAAATGTTGTAGCTCCATAGTCTCAATTAATTCATTAGCCTGAGATTGGGTGATTAATCGTTGATCAGCTGCGGCTTGAATATCTTTTTGACGCATTTCCAAATCGGCTTTTTGTAGATCACGACCAAAGGACAAATACTGTGTCATACCTTCTGCTTCTGAATTAAACACATCAGTTAAACGCTTGTTTTCTTTATCTCGTTCAGCCGCAAAAATATCTTCAAACTCAGTTCTTGCTTCAATAAAGACCTTTGTTTGTTCTACTAATTTTTGAGATGCAACTAACATATCTCGTAACTGTACATCACCTGAAACATTGGCAGCAGTATCATATAACTTAATCATTTCTAATTGAGCTTCAGCCATCTCTTTGCGTGCATCCGCTAACTTATCTACCGTTTCAACTTGCATAGTAGTAGATGCTTCAAGCAACTTATTAGAATCAATTATAAATCCCTCTATAGTTTTCTTTTTCTTATCTATTTCGTCTTGCATAACCTTCAGTTCACCACGATTCGGTGATACACTAGGCTTACCTCTTGAAGGAGTTCGGCCTATAAAATCTTTCGCTGATAAAAGGTCCATCTTCTTAGGTTGTATTTTGTCTATTGCTTTAGCTGTATCATTCGCTGCTGATTCCATAGCCCGTAAAGCCATTTCAGAATCACGAATAAGATTTTCTACTTCTACCATTTGTTTCCACATGGCTCGGCCATCTTCTTCAAACCAAGTCATAAATCCACTACTACCCAATTCTTCAGCGCTTTTAGCATTATTCATATAAACTTCTTGTAGCTCATTTAAATGAGTTTTTAATTTATCTATAGCCTTACGTTGTTTTTCTATTGCTGAAGGTGTTTCAAACCACTCACTAACTCGGCCAATAAAACTCGCTCCTTTCTTTAACAAGTCAGTAAATGTAGATAGTGAAGGAATAATATCTAAAAGTGTATTATAAATAGTAACAAAAGCGTTAGATATAAATACCACTGAGTCGAGTATTGACTGATCATCTATAGACTTAATGAACTCATTAACCCTGTCTATAACCCGTTTAATAGCGGTGCCTAAAACCTCTGCTACAGTAGAGCTTTCAAGGAATTTTTCACGTATATTATCCAGAAAATCTTGAAATCCTTTAAGAACACCTGTCTCTGATATTTTATTAAGAAACAGTGTTAAAGCCGTATCAAACCTATTAATAGCTGATTGACCTAATTTAGATGCAATCGCTGCAGCAGGACCGAACTCCCGATGAAGAACAGCACCGAATTTAACCAGGAATTCGCTAGCGTTGATTGTACCCTTTCTAACAGCGTCTTCAAACTCAACCATAGACATACCCATTGATTGAGCCGCGAAATGCATAGCCCCTGGAACACGTTCAGCAAGTTGAAGTCTTAATTCTTCCATTGATACTCGGCCTTTAGATGCGATCTGTTGCAATGCCAAGAACACACCAGTAACCTCTTGTTTATTCAACTGCAACGCGACTGATACTTCAGAAAACGCCTTAAATATATCTCGAATATCAGACGATAATAGTGAATCTTTTGCTGCGGCAAAGAACTTAGCGGCTGGTGCTGCTGAAGCTTCAAAGGAAGATCCCAAGGCCCGGGTCATATTAACTAGACCTTGTAATTCTTTTCGACCATCGGCTATATTACCTGAAATCACAGAAAAAGTGATTCCAAATTTTTGAATTTTTAAACCCGCTTGTATGACTTCATTGATAGCACCTACTACACCAGCGGGCCCTAAAATAGACGCTAACTTAGCGGCTCCACCATAGAGTGTTTTTAGAGCTGAACCTATCCCGCTGAATGCTTTACTAGTAGCACTACCGATGAATCTTGTAAAACTACTCCAACCGGAAGTCATTTTGGATAGAAGTGTTGAATTAGCCTTACCTGCATTTACAACAAATTTCTGAAACGAATCATTGATTCGCTTAGTTCCACTATCAAATGTTTTTAAGAATTCTCTATATGCAGAAGTAGCCTGAGCAGACCCAGACTTAGCTCCACTAGGATCTATTTTTACTTCTAAAATCGATTGTTTTGTTGTCATGAGAATCCAGCTTATGTTTTAAATATGCGTCGTCTAAAATCAATATATACCTAACGAATAAATCATAATCATACCACGGGTATAATTGCAAATAAGCAAGAATCTCAGATAAAGGTATAGCTCCTTCTACAGTATTTACAGGTCTTCTTGCTGACAATATAAAAAACGACTCAATGTAGTGAAAATCTCCTGCACTAAGTTCCGGCCTATTCTGCAAGGCCGATGGATTCTTACCTTGACTTTCGAGTTCCTCAAGGAACTCCAGCTTATTACCCCACTGGAGTTCCCATATAAGAAACTCTTTTAAAGCTCCCCCGTATCCTCTATCTCCTCCTGACGAAAGTTTTCAAGATCAAGTGCGAAATCCTGAATATACTCACGTAAATCGGAGTTTAGAGTAAGGACACTAATAGCTGAATCCTCATTATACGGAATTTCTTGGCCTTTAGAACCAACATTCTTCCAATCCAGAAGAATCCCTCTAGCCATGGCTTTACACATGATTTCGAGTTGAATTTTTGGGTCTAAAGTACCCTTATCAATTTTCTTTCGATAAGGTGCCTGTAAGCGAGCGATCTCTCTCTGAAAGACCATATTATTTGTATGAGCGATTCTAAACTTACCACCATTAAAATCGGTCCATACCCCATTTGACTCCTGCTCTGCAGTTGTCTTATCTAAATCAAACATATAGAACCTCTATAAGTAATGTGACGACTACGCAGCAATTCTGTCAATTTGAATCATGCAGTTAGTAGTAGAATCCGCAATAGCTCGCCATGATGCTTCAAGAATAATATCTTGATCGAGTCCACCTGAAACAACGCTACCAGATTCGAACTTCACCGCCGGTAAAGTGAAAATATACGCGTTTCCAGCTGCATCCTGAACTCTGAAGGAAAGGCTAAATTGAGTAGCGTTAATATACTTATTGTACATCACGTTATCTTCAAAATAGATCGATATATCGCCTGTAACTTCCAGACGACTTAGAGCAATGCCTACGTGAGCAAGAGAACCGATGGCATCTTGTGCACGAAGGTTATTACTTAGGTTAAGTGACAGATTACTGAAGTTAGAAGTAGATAACACATCGTCTTCGTATATTTCAGATACATTGTCAACCGCATTTAGAACAGAAGAAGAGCCTACTGGCGTAACTGTGGCTCCAGCAATTTGTGAGGTACTTACAACAGCGCCCAAAGCCATGAGGTTAAACGATCCTGTTAGAATCTGACCGGTAGCGAAGGTTAAAGCCATACCCCCAATACGCGTACCATTAAAGTTAATGAACGTCGGTACAGTCGCATCCTGAATATGTTTTTGGATTGAGAAAGATGACTCAACTACGCCATTACGAATCATTGACCCGTCTACAGTAACCGTATTACCAGCGGCTTCAGTTGCTGGTACAGACCCTGCTACTACGCCTACTGCATTAGTCGCAACTGAAATGGCTTTGTAGTACTTATTAAGAGCGGCATTTGAAAATCCACCTACTTTAAACCACTGACCTACAACAAGACCGGCGGCCACAAAGTCAGTAGATGAAGAAGATAATATATCCGTACCTGTAGTGATACCTATATCCGTGCCTGAAATACCGATATCCGCTGAGAAAGTAGAGGCCATAGCCCCTTCAATGAAATCGTCATACGATCCATAACTCAACTCTACATTAACATCGCCTGATGCGTCTGCCTGAACCTGAATTAGATCTGAGACCATTCTATCAGCACGAATTTCTTCAGATACGATATTAGAGATATTGTAGTTAAAACTCTCACCAGTATAGCGGAGATCTAACAGTGTAGGTGTAGCTGGGATAGTACCAAAGGTTACTTCTTTGATTCTCCGTACTGCTACTCGATTTGATGATGCGAGGCTCATATATTTCTCCTAAAAGTCTTGGTCAGTATAATAATCACAGGATACATTTTTCTGAAGCCACCCATCTACTATCCCGATATGTGCTGTATCAGGTGAACGAAAAGTAATCCCAGTCAATGCTAAACCGTGAAAAAAGTTAATTGCCAAATCGGCAAGTTCTACGGACCGTCGAGCCCCGCTATCCTGGTCAATATATAGTTCTAATAGTACCAAACCGAACTGTCTATGTAAATTAGTACTACCTCCCATACTAGCTTGATTTGAATCACCTGGGATATTAGTGATTCTAACCCACTCATCAACTACTGATGGGTCGAATTGTAAATTTGGCCACGCTACTGGTGTATATGTCCAATATGTATTAAACGCAGTTATTATGGGAGGTAG